TGCTAAACTGACGTACGGGTAACCGTACCGGGGGTTCGAATCCCCCAGCTTCCGCAAGATTCTCTAAATAAAAAGAGCTAAGTTTTATAGACTTGGCTCTTTTTAAATCTATCAAACTCCGGTGGGTTCGTCTAACGGTTAGGACACATGCCTCTCACGCATGTAATACGAGTTCGATTCTCGTACCCACTACTCACTGATTATCAGCCTCTTACTTAGTTGTAAGAGGCTTTTTTATTGCATTTCTTTTCTTTCAAAGTATCGTTTTTGCATGGTTTTTAAGGGTATTTTCAAGTAGTTCAATGCAAATTTAATGCAAATTATTTGCTGCTTTACAAGCTACCTCTTCCCTTATTCATCGGCATATATACACTAAAACGATAAGAATATGGCAACAGTTTATTTTCATTTAGACACACGCAGAAAAAAGAATGACGGTTCTTTTCCCATTAAATTGTACCTTAGACACAAAGGACAAATAGTATTAGGAACTGATTTCAGCGCCACTCCCGAAACTTGGACAGGAACGGAGTATAACAAAAGCGCAAAGAATTACAAAGCTAAAAACGTAGCAATCCGCAACCTTATTAACAGAGTTGAAATGATAGTAGTCATACTAGACAACAATCAAAAGTTAAAAGGAATGAGCGATAAATCGCTAAAGGAATACATTGTTAGGTCTATAAAAAACGAATCAACTAGCAAAACATTCATAGAATACATAGACGACTTCATTTCAACAAAAACAAAACAAAATACAATAGATACCTATATAACAACTAAAAATAAGATCATCGCCTACGATCCGCAATGTACGTTTGAGACAATGACAAAAAAATGGCTAGAATCATTCGAAAAATGGATGTTAGATAATGGATTGAAAATAAACTCCTGCTCCATCAACCTAAGAAACATAAGGACCATTTTCAATTATGCAATTGATAATGACGAAACTGAACTGTACCCGTTCAGAAAATTCAAAATAGCAAGAGAAGAAACTAGGAAGCGCTCATTAAAAGCGGAGCAGCTTATTACACTAAGAGATTTCAAAGGAGAAGAATATCAAAAGCAATACCAAGACATGTTCATGCTAATGTTTTACCTAATTGGAATAAACGGAATAGATTTATTTCATTTAAAGGGTATCACAGATGGACGTATTGAATACAAAAGGGAAAAGACTGGAAAACTTTATTCTATAAAAGTCGAGCCGGAAGCAATGGAGATAATAAACAGGTATAAAGGGAAAGAATATCTTTTGAATATATTGGAAGATAACAACTATAACTATCGAAAGTATATGACGGCAATAAATAGAGGACTGCAAAAACTTGGCGACTTCGAAAGAAAGGGTCTAGGCGGGAAAAAGATAAGAGACGTTTTATTTCCTCAAATTACATCATACTGGGCGCGCCATACATGGGCAACAATTGCCCATAAGATAGGAGTCTCAAAAGATGTTATATCTCTTGCTCTAGGTCATGAGTACGGCTGTAAAACAACGGGGATTTATATTGATTATGATTTAGAAAAAGTAGACAACGCCAATCGACAAGTATTAGATTACATAAATTCATTAAAATAATCCACTTAACGCTTGTATAATATACAAATGTATATTATCTTTGTAGAGTCAAATTAAAACACATAATAACAATGAGTAACGAAACAGATTATCTAATCAGCTTGTTAATGCAGAACAAAGCAAAAAAGAAAATGCTCGACTTTGTTTTTGAGAATAACAGCGATGCAGACGAAAAGAAAATGAACGCTATTCTCGATGAAAAATTAAGAGTTGAAAAGAACATTGAAAACATCGAGAAAGCATTAAAAGAACTAGAAAAGTAAAAATCTTCCTCCCAGAAATGGGAGGAATAAAAACTATAAATATGGAAAAATTAAAAGATGAATTAAAAAAATTACAGGAGCTTCTAAATAATCCGACACCGGAGAATGAGACTCTGTATCAGAGTAAGTTTATCGAAATAAAGAATAGATTTACCTCTAAAGAGGATGCAAATATTATAGCCGATTTTATCCTTAACGGATACAAAGAAGTCAATGAAGAATTAAAGGAGATAGAGCACGAAATCAGCGTGCGCAAACAGCTAGAAGAAGTGAAAGATGTTATATCTCTGTCGTATATTGCTAAGAAGTATTTCGGAAAGTCCCGGCAATGGCTAAATAACAGGATAAACGGATGTATCGTCAATGGGAAACCCTGCAAGTTTAGTGAGGAAGAAAAGGAGCGTTTAAACTATGCTTTATCGGACATATCTAACTTATTAGGCTCGATCCGCATACTCTAATGCGTTTTAATTTGACACTAACCCCGCAATTCGAGTCATTGCGGGGTTTTCTTGTCTATTATCCATTTCTTCGTTTATATACTATTCGTCCTATTACCATCAAGATAAATGCAATAACTAAACCGAACGCCCATCCGCCTAGCTCCATCTTTAAACTTTGCCATTTAGTTAACTTTCTTTCGACCGGGTAGGGAATTTGAATAGAATCGGTTTTAAGAATCGTATCAGTACGATTTGTTGTTAGGTAACGATACAGATACTTGTATTTGTATTGATAGATCGTGTCACCCTTTACGAGCATATAAATACTATCTCGTTGATAAATACTATCAAACCGGATACTATCACGCGTTTTATATTCGGTGCGAACTGTCTCAACAGGAACGTATTGAGTCCGGCAGGATACAAAACATATTGCTAACGCTAGCAACATGATAATATAAATTAGCCGTTTCATAGCTTTAATACTTGTTTCCGGTTACGTCCTTCTCTGAAAGATACGTGTACCCATGAAAAGTTCTTTTCGTCGATCAACTGATCGAAAAGCAATTCGTTTTTGATAATTGCGAATAGTCTCCGGTTCTCGTCCTTGCTTCCAGTTGTTATGTCGGCAGCTTCTCCTAATCTGTGTTGGCTAGATGTAGCTCCGTTAACGCTACGATTAAGAATTGCACTACGATAGCCGGAACTAACGCGGATCGGCTTACCATATTTCTCGCGTAGCGGGTCGAGTACATTGTCTACTAGCTTTGTTAAATTACTGATAGCTTCCGCCGTTGGGAAATTATCAATTCCTTTTGCTAATGCCGTATCGGAATGGGAAAGTTCCTTAATTGTGAAGTGTTTCATTCTGTTGTCTCCTTATTGTTTTGGTTAATAGTTATCGGTCTACGCGGCGGAGTTCTCCGGCTGCACTCGCTGTCCGGTCTGTCACATCGGTTGTGTTCTGCATCCTTTAGGACTAATTCAAGTTCGTAGTATTTGCGCATCCAATTCTGACAGTCTGCTTGCGATGTTCTCCATTCGCGATAAATCGTGTCTACTTTTTCGTCCCGTTGTTTTAATCGCTCGTCGTATCGCTCGATCTGCTTGTTCAGATTATCAATGATAGAAAGCAAGTTTTGCAACTCCATCGAGTCTGCCGTAGCCTTTTCCTTTCGAGCGTTCGTTTTTCGATTTGCTAGAAAAGTAACAGTAAAGCGGATCGCCTCTAATCCTCCTAATGCACCTATGATTTTTAGCCATTCATCCATGTCTTTTATTTGTAGCCTTGTTCGTCTGTTTTAGGTAGCTCTATCCGGCAGTCAACGACTCATTTACTTCCTTCAAAATATTTTCAAACATAGTAAGATGCGGGATAATATCACTATCCGCAGGGAAGTTCATCGATTTATTGCCGCTTTCAAATGACATACAACCTGAATAGGATTGATTCTCGGCATTACACTTATAGATGTTACATGACAAGCGGAGCAGATTCTTGCCATCATACACGTAAGAAACGTGATACTCATACTCACCACCCTTTGCAGTAGATTCTACCTGTGTAGTTCTCAAATTCTCTGTTAAATACTTTGTTTTCATAAATTCTGTTTTTAAAGTGATTAATAATATATAGTTCTATAATATATTTTTTGTGCTAAATCATTCTTTCGCAAGCGCTTCATTAACCGCTATCTGCACGACTGCGACAAAGTTAGTTCTCACGTATTCCTTGATGCGTTCCGCTTCGTCTGTTGACAATTCGACCTCACCATTTTTATAGATTCTCTGCGCTAACTCCAATTCCCCCAGATCGGCGGTTTTCTGGTAGATAGTATTACCTAACTCCTTACTTATATCGAAAGTACTCTTATTCCCTTCGATGTCTGTTACTTCGATTTTTCTAAAGTCTATTTTCATAATGTTTTGTTATTAACCCATACCAAATAAATTATTTACTCCGCTTTGCATAGCTCCTGTTATAAAGATCTTAAAAGACCAAGGAGAAATTTCAGTTTTAGCTTGACTAGCATAATTGAGACTTATTCTTTTTGTGTAACTTGAGTTATTGATCAATACTATCATTTTTTGTGTACTAGCATCGCAGACACAAGCGATATAATTAGTATTTCCGGATAATATGATACAGTCTACAGGTTGTCCATTATCTACCGGATATACATGTCTGACTCCTGCATTTCCAACTCCGTATACATGGAAGTATATTTCACCTGTATCATAACCATAATACTCCATTTTTGTCATTTTACTGTGTCCAAATTCACCCCTACACCACAAATCTGATGTATAAAAACGAAATGATCGCTTTTCTGTAGCATTATATCCTTGATGATATAAGTCACCCGAAACCCATGTTTTTGAAAAATTAATATTAAACGAAGATGAAACATTGTCCCCAGAACCGGAAACATTAAAAGCTATTTTTCCCTGTATTTTCCCGTTATTGTCAACCGCTTGTAATTCTTTAAATGTACCTGTAGCTCCATCTAACTTCTTAACTTTTAAATTATCTACGTCAATAAAATCAGTCACGATTTTACCACTAGTAATAAACGTTTTACCACCAACCAACATCGCACCCGTTGCAGGAAGTGAGAACTTTCCTTCTGCTGTCAGTTCTACTCCCGTAACATTGTGCTTAATCGATCCGCCTTTCATTAACCATCCTTGCGTCTTTGACAGATTACCAACAAACAAGCCGGATGTACCTAGTATGTCAATCGTAGCGTTTTGGGCTACTAGTAACTGCGTAGCGACATTAATAAACTCATTAAATAGAGTCCATTTTGTTGAGTCGAAGGAACTGGAAGATGTATGACTCGTTTTACAGGAATAAGTATTTCCATTATAAATGACCGTATCCCGGTATTGGGAATTATTCACGTATGCCGTACTCGCTTTCCATTCACCACGCGGACGAATAAGAGCGCCGGGCAATCCTGTTGCACCCTTATCCCCTTTGTCACCCTTGTCGCCTTTCACCTTCGTCCAAGTATAAGCGGAGAACGTCGTGCTGTCCGTAGCCGTGAAGTCGGTGTATTGTCCGATGTACGCGCCCGGAGTCTCGCCATTGTTAGCCGTGAACGTCGTACCATTATCCGAGTATTTGATATGCAGATAGGTAGTCTTGCCGTCCGCTCCGGTCGGTCCTTTGATACCTTGATCTCCTTTGGGTCCCTGCGATCCTTTCAACTGCACCCACTTGTATGAGGCGTATCCGGTTGGAGCGGTTGAACTAGTTGTTACAGCAGTACCGATATAAGTGTTCGGAGTATCAGACATCGGATTACCGTTCGAGTTCGCCGAGTACTTCACATGGAAGAACTGGGATGTACCGGGAATACCTTGCGATCCGGTCGGTCCCGTTTCACCTTTAGGACCTGTCGCACCTGTTGCACCCTTATCACCTTTATCACCTTTGTCGCCCGTTTCTCCCTTAGAGGCATATTTCAGCCAATCTGTAGAGGTTTCACTCGGTTCTTGAACTGTTTTATCCGCAATACATATCCATGTGCTACCATTGTGAATAACTTCGTCATAATACCAATATGCGCCAGATACCCACGCACCCTTAAAGGCGGGTACTGGGACTTCTGTAACGCCATCATTAGACAGTTGTTTGATAGTTCCGGTCATATAAATATTACGAAGGTATGCAGAATGTCCGGTCATATCAATGCCGAATAGTTTCAAATTAGACAAGTCGCCTAATTGCATCGCGATCATATCCTTTGTGATCTCCCAATTATTTACGCCTATTAAGTAACGGGAATAACTTTGAGTTGAATAGCTAGACCTTTGACGATCCGCATTCGTGAAGTTACCATATGCAACGAAGTGCATCAACTTAGTAGGATGATAAGAGAAGCCACTTCGAAGTACATATTTAAAAGTCGAATCGCTTAGTTTTTCGGTTATACGAAAATAAGCTGTCAGAAAGCCCGATTTATTATTGAATATACCTTTGCAAATATCATCAACCGCCAAGCTTGCCAATTCTCCCGGTTCTAGTTTAAGAGTAATGATTTTGTTAGTCGTATCAATCGATTCAATGATACCGCCGCCCGGCGCGTTCCATTCTTCCCCGGCTATAACAGACACACGGTTATATCTTAGTTCGTCAGCCTCTAAAAATTCATTAACACGAAGCGATTTAAACTCTGCATCACCGGAAGCCTTGATTATCCATCCTAGCAACTTAGACGCATAATTAGCAGAGGAAATATCACCGGAAAACTTTGCGATACAAGCCGTCAAAGTCCCTATAACATCAATCCCACCTTTAAAGTGAATTAATTTTTCGGCAGTATCTTCTACAACTTTACTTAAATACTTTGCATCCGCGACTTCTTCCGTAGATACCTTGTGTAGTTTAAAATGATTCCTGCCATCCTCTTTAGAGATCGTTTCATCTTCAACCAAAAGATATAAACTCTTATCGCCTTTTACCGATATTGCCTGACCAAAATAGGGTACATAAGCCTCTGCATCTGTGTTACGTGCATATCTTAACGCATCTTCCATACTGTTCCAAGTATCAGTTGCATCGATGGGACGATCCGATGTCCTCCGATATTGGATCGCCAGACTAGCACCCGGTATATTTAAAGATGCTAAACCGGATAACAGGACATTAACTAAATTATCTTTATTCATTGTCATATAGTCTTAAAAGTAAATGTATCAGCGTCATTTGTCATAACAGATTTTATAACCCACATCTTATATGTAATCGCTTCACTACCGTTTGCTCCTTCTACCTTGATCTCGGAAGGTCCAGTACAAACGCCTGTATCCTCTATAAAATTACCCGGATAAGATGTCAATGTTAGTTCTTTTATCGTATCAGCCGGAATACAGATCACAAACATTTTCCACTGTCCTACAGGAAATTTATATATCCCTGCACCCTTATACAAGCCATTGGATAGTAACGAACGAACTTCCAATGAATTAGAAGGAATAGAGCTGCATACACCCGCAAACCATTTACGGAGTACATTAACACTAATCTTACTATTCAAAGTTATTTCGTCCAAATCATCACTCGCGGCAAAAACAGCCGTAGCGGTGTAGGTTTCTCCCTTCGTATAATTCCCTGTAAGACGACGTATTGCTGTTTGTGCAGCATTGACTTCCGAAGAGAACTCTAGTACATTCTCTTCGTTGTCATCATAATACGATTTAATCATAGCGCCGTTATCGTTGCGTGTTGCCGTATAAGTAAGTATACCCTTTGCCGATCCGTATTCTACATCGTTTGCTGTCGACAGCTTGCCTACAAGTGTAGCAGGAACAGGTTTATATAGCATTTCGCGAAATATTTGCTCATACCCCGTACCCTGCTTAAAGATAGCGCCCGGTGATATGTGCCCGGTCTGAGGCGCATTGACACGAATTTCTTTTGTTAATCCCGTATCGGAAACAGGACCGGAACTAGAAGAAGATTGAGAACCACCGCCGGAATTAAATATAGTAGTCCCGACGGGATAGTTCTTTGATCGTGGCAATGCAGGGATAGCCTTATTCTTTATTTGTATAGCCATTAGTTTGTATCATTTTACAAGTGAACTGTTCTGCCGCAAAATCTATTTCACCACCTGTAACGATGAAGTTTTTCCCATTCATATAATTGTCTGAGATCACAGATATAGGCGTAATAGATTCACTATTCTTTAATACCTGTGTTAACTTTATTTTGGTAGCTCCGTATTGGTTAATTATCCTTCTTATTAGTTGTTCTTCTGGACGTACTAAAGCGTTTTCGATGGATGAATAAAGATTATCCCTTAAATAGTCACTCCCTAACATTACCTTACTGTAACATGCTCCGTCATTATTGTAACTTGATATTTTAAATTCTATTTCATCAAGAGGATTAATATAGCTTTCATTCACTATATTCTCATAAATCCGATCCGAATTATTCTCTTCGATGTTATCATTATCTATAACCTTCTTTTTAAAATCTATTTTTATATCTTTTAAGAAAAAGCCATATCCGGACACTCCTTTCGGGAGCCATACCTTTTTTAAAATTTCAAATTCTAATTGTCCGAACAGATTAATATTGTTCGGAATCTCGATCACGTATCCGGTCAAACCTTCGTAGGGCATACTTAGAGTTTTAGTATTTTCGTTTTTTACCCATTCATCCGGCTTCTTTAATTTAAAGTCCAAATCAAAAGTCAAATCTAGTCCCGTCGGTTTTGTAGTGGATTTAACCCAACCATTATTAGTGTAGTAGTAGTCACCTACAATTAATCTACATGCTATCTCCGTGCCAAAGACACCACCAGAATTATATTTCTCGTACGATGTCATATTACTAGCATTCAATGGATGACTATATGACATACTGATACCGAAAGCTCCATCAAAATACTTAATTGGTTTATTATCTTGGAACTTTAACAGCGGCGATCCTGTTCCTAATTGTTTAACAGCCGTTATCTGCTGCTGATTCACCACCGAAGTATATTTATAATCCGATACTAATTTAAACTGATAAAGATATTCCCAATTATAATCAGAGATATTTGGTTTGCCGTCATTCACTTCGTACTCGCACCTCTTAGCACAATAACCGCCTAGAAAATATCGTGTAGGTTCGTCTATGTACACATTGGTTACGCTCTCGTCTACTAAATTACAATAAGGCTTATTATCATTGAGATTCTCATAGCGTGGGAGTTTAAACACCTTGCTCTTTAGATACTGCCTTGTTTCATAATACTGTTTATAATTATAGGTTTTCCTTTCAGCAAACGTACTCAACTTCTTAAATTCTTCCTCCGATATAATATCATTGTAACAATAATTACTACACTTTATTGTCGCTTTGTTATAACCGGGAAGAATATCAAGGAAGTGCTCTGAACCCGCAAAACCAATCTCGGAAACTTTGAATCGGTTAGGGGACTGCTGAGTAAAAGATGTCATATCAAGATTGTACTCGTGATATGTTCCTTTGTGGTCTACATCAACAAAATATAAATTTCCCAACCAATCTACACAGGTCCAATTCAAAAACTTGCAAGTTTCTTCTAAAACCTCTTTTAATGTCATCGCCTTGTCGTCCTCGTCAAAGAAGTTTTGTTCGCTGATCGTTAACTCCTTTAATATGTTTGATTCTTTATTATAACTAGATTGATCTTTAGCGTACACATGAGGAATAAAGACGGAGGAATAACACCCGCGAGACTCAGATATGAACATTTTTAATAACTCCCAGATGCTTATAAAACTTCTAGTATCACTCCTACCCTGTTTATAATTGATATATTCTAGCGTACCCATTGCAGAAATACAGTCTATTTCTAGCTCGAATTTGGTAGATGTATAATCCTGCGTATAAAGTTCCGGTTTTACAAATCCCGTCCAAACGATGTCATTTTCACGTTTAAAATTCACCCTATACTGTTGATACCCGGTAGAATATAAACTTTGCAAATAATCACCACCCACAACACGAATCACCGCTTTTGAGAATCGAGTAGGAACATACAAGAAATCTTCGTCCTCAATCGAAACAGAGAAAGGAGAGCTACCACTACCGACCAACTCAACAGAATCGCCCGTATAGTTTTCCTTTTGTATTTCAATCAAATAAGAAACTTCCTTTCGAGATTTGAAAGGAAGTGTGTATATTGTACCGTAGTTTACCATAGTCTTTTACCAGTTTTCTTGATGTGATTATGTAATGCTAAAAATATGCGATCTCCTTTTATTTCAACATCGCTATATAAGCGAATATCATCGTTTCCACTCGGTGCAATTTTCTGCGATAGCGAACCGTATAAACCTGAATTAAGCATACGAAACAGGTTACTTTGCTGCGATCCGTTCAATATCATTTCGCCGCTATTCAATAAAGCCGGAACCTTATCACCTGTAAACGATGTGCCCGGAACAATACCACCCGTTGCATACTTCGGCATACTTGACATAGCGGCAATAATAGCAGCAACACCCGCCAAACCTAGAGCAATACCGACAAAAGGGATTCCTGCGTGAGCTTTTAAAACCTCACCCCCTGCTGCCGACATATTCGCGATTGCACTTTTACGCGCCGTTTCCGCTTCTACCTCATTTGCACCCGCCATTTCAAGTATCTTCGGAATAGCTTGCCCGACAGTTGACAGGAAACTAACTCCCCATTGCAGGACGGAAGCCGTATTATCATCGAATAGACCCGACATACTCCCAACGACTCCACTAATATTTGCAAGCGATTCGGCATACTCTTGATTCAAGTCTATATCTTCTTTTTTAAAGAGTGGATCATGCTTAGGTAACTTAAAATCTTTTCCAGTCTTCCCATGTGTCGGAACTTTATCGTATGTAGGCTTTATAGGAATCGGCAAGGCGCCGTCTTTCATTTCGCCGTGAGCAATTTTGAACGCCTCCTGATCGACTACAAATTTGAGTTTGACCTTCTTTTGTTCTAGCTCGTTTATCGTTGCTTGAATCGTTGCACGCGCTTGCATGTCGGTTTCAGCAATCAGTTTTTTGTTTTGTGCTGCCAACTGAATATTTATCGCTTCAATACTATTGCCGCTTTCCTCTATTTGCAATTTTATTTTTTTTCGTTCTAGTTCGTTGATAGTAGCTTTAATTGTCGATTTTATTTGTACATCAGTCTCGGAAATAAGTTTTTTATTTAACTCTGAGATTTTAGTATCATACCACGCAATGGAATCTACTTTGGGAGTTTCTTTAGGAGTTGAACCTTTTAAACTATTTTGTAGCTCTAAAGTACGTTTATCGAAATCGTACATACGTTTCTTTAGATCATACGTATACTCGTAATTTTTTGTCATTTCTATTCGATTAGCATCATTGTCCTGATTGAGAAAATTCTGCTTTTCGAGTTCTGCGTTCTGCTGAATAAATATTCTTTTTTGTGTTTCTAAATCTTGAAGTTTTTGCCGCATTTGCATTTTAGTTTCTCCGGTAAATTCATTAGTATCACCTTTTGTGGAGTTGATTTTGCCTCGCATTAGATTCATTTGCTTATCATACTCTGATAGTTGCTTTTGATAAGCAGTAAGAGCACTTTTCTCCTTTCTTGTTGAAAAGTCATTATTATTAATAGATATATATTTATGTATATCATCAATATTGAAATCTTTGCGTCCTGTTCTAGTATTCAAAGATTGTATCAATTCTTTTTCGGCACCTGATAACGTATCGTCTACATCTACTTTAAAATTATCTTTTAAAGATTGGAGACTTTTAAAAGCGCTTTCGCGTTCTTTACGACTTTTTGTAGTATCTCTAATTATTGATTCAAATTTGGTAAACTCAGCTTCAAACACCTTGTTATTAAATCCCATAGATAACTTAGCATCGGCTAATGAATCACGCAAGGCAGATAGATTCTTCATATTAGAGATGGTGCTTAATATACCATTATTAAAAGCTTCGAAACTTCCAGACGATAATGATTGAAAGAATATATCAACAGTTCCTTTGCAAGCATTTAGAGTATTATCAAATTCATCACTGGTTGATTGAGTGGAACGAATTACTTTCATGAAAGACTCACCCGCCCCCATGGCTAGTCCCACTCCAGCAGCAAATTTAGCTATTCCAGCCCCGGCAGATTTAGCCATATTGCTAATATCACCCTGAAAGCGATTTACACTACCTTTTGACTTTTCCAAATTCGCGTCGAAGTCATTCGTTTTAAGTAATAGTCGTGTTACTATATCAGACATCTTTATTCGTGTTTAATTGTGATTCAAATGCTTTCGCTTTAGCTCTAAGCCGTTTCATATCCTCGTTAGTTACGCTAGTATCTTTCTTCTCTTCTTCATCCCACGGGAAGCGGAGTATGTCGGTTTGCTTTAGTGTCTTTGTGCTATTCGATTGTGCTATAATGTAGCCTAGCAATCTAGTTTGCTCCCATGACTCGCGATTGCGTCGATTCAATCCGTCTAGAAACGATTCGACCTCGATAAAGCTCATTTTATCGAGGAAGTAATCAGGAGCGATACCGCCCTCTCCGACAACACGCGAATAGAGTTCGCGGATACTTACTGCTTTTTCTTCCGCGTCGTCACCTTCTTTTTTTTTACGTCATTTCCTGCCGACTGCGAACGTAGTTTAATCTCGTCCAAAAGAAGCGTCTTAAACTGATTGAATAATGTCAGATCGCTTTCGCACGAATCTATAAACTCGTCAAATTCTATTGTGAACGATTCGTTATTTGCAAGTAGGAACGAATAAAACAAAAGAAATTCGTCTATCATTTTACCGAATTGGAACGGATAGCCGGATAGATTTTCAAAGATGAAGAACGCCCGAAGCGAGTATTTCAGTATAAATTCTTTCCCGTTAATTGATATTGTTTTCATTGAGAATAGTTTTAGAGCGGCAAAACGCCGCCCATGATTACTTACTAGCAGGTACGGTAGTTTCTTTTTTAAGCGGTCCCGTACCTTCAAAGGAAATTGAGAAAGTCGCTTTATCTCCATCTGGCGCATTCGCTTCTAAAGAAGTAATAACCGCCTTACCAGTGTAGGAACCGGGTGCAAGCGTCCACCCTGCTACAGGCATTTCGTTTTCATTCGCATTAGCTACAATGCCAAAATTCAGTGTAATAGGTTTATGCGCAATAAACAAGGCAAACAACTTGTCGTAGCTATTCGCGTCAGCGTCAGCACTAAACAAGTTATCACTCGAAGCGTTCCAAGACAGCTTTTTAATGTCCTTTTCCGTCCAAATGCCGGAGTCCTTACTTTGCGTGTCGATAGTTTCAGCCGACAAACCTAGTTTACAGGAAGTCGCTAAGGCTAACGCTTTACTCTCTGCGAATAGCATCATGTCCTTTCCTAATGCTGCTTTTGCTTTACTCATAATTTTAATCGTGTTTTATTAGTTACTCATTCTGTTTTAAAAGAAAATACGAGGCGTTGAATAAAAGTATCTTCAATAAAATCTTCGTCCGCACTCATTAACTTTGCGTCAATCACATCGAAACTGTCGTAGCTTCCTCGCTTATTCTCTAATGCCTTGCGCACTTCCTCCGCGATAGTAATAGAGTTCAGATAATTGTCGCTAGCTACAACGACCTCAACCGAAACAGTATCCCCGGTCCCGTAACGATCTTTTGTATACTCCGGTACTAGAGAGCTACGTTTGTAGATTACGAACGGAAAAGATGTTTCCGTTTTGGTTGAGATCGCATAGATTTTATCAGTAACCAACTTTGCCAACTCCGTAGAATCGCTTAGTCTCTTATATACGTGTGCGCCTATTGATAAACTCATTTCTTTTTATTTACTACTTTCATTATAGAATCAATAATATTTTTCTCTAGTGAGTTTTCCGCTTCCTTCTGTTTCGATTTAACCGCGTTGGAAAAGAAGTGAGAAGCATTTATAGTACCTCTATAAGCTGCTTTTTTGGTAACGCGCTTTTTATTAGTCCAGAAACTTCTAGTACTAGATTCTTTCGTAAATCGTTCCTTCGTTCCAGATTCGAACCATTTTAGCATATAAGCGCGCGATCCTTTTTTTCTCCGGTCTAATAGATCAACACGCGCACCGGACGCATTACGGTAAACAGCTATGTTTATTTCGTTCTTTAGCGGTTTAAAAGACACGCCATTTTTAGTACTCCCAAACTCCGCATCCGTAACGGCAGAAACTAAATTCTCTTGCGCCTGTTTACGGATGATAAGAATAGATTTTCTTAATGCCGATTTGATCGCTTTCTTTGCTTCATCGTCATTTAAACGGTCTAGCAATTCGTTTACCTTTTTCGCGTCCACTTCGACGCGATATAAGTTCCGTCCGGTGTAGTTGTCATTACTCATTGATTACCTCCGCTTCTATAACCGTTGCCTGTTGCTTCCGGTCGTGATTGATAGATAAAATCTTATATTTCTGCCCGTCGTATTCGATCCGCATTTTAGCGTTAATCTCTTTACAAATACGGATCATTATCGTATTTACGGTCGTATTATAGATTTCGCCGTTAGCCTCCTTTCGTGCACCAGACTTAAAACGGATATACGCACGCTTATCGAATACTTTCACCCAACTTTCAGATGTACCGCCCAAGTTATCGCGTTTTGACTCGCTACGGTAAAAAGCGATCATTTCGTTTAATAACCCCGCTTGCATTATGTGTACCGTTTTAAAGGTTGCAACAATAGTTCTACATGTCCCGGAATAACTTGCGGAGTAGCAAATGTTACCGATTCGCGATTTGCGTAGTAATTAGCTATAAGTATGCGGATCGCGTGCCAGATACGACGGTCTATTTTTCCATCCTTTACAAAACCTTCCAACGGAGCGTTTAAATACGCCTCTATTACAAGTTGAACAGGTTCAATAAGTTCGGTTATATATGTATCGTCCGTATCAAAATCAACATTTAAATGTTGTTTGAGTTCTTCGAGTGTTACGTATTGTGGCATAATTATAAGTATGAAAAAAGGCTAAGGCTATGAAGCCAAAGCCTTTTCGTTTTTAAGTAGTTAGTAGTGTGTTATGCTTTTGCAGCTTTTGCAACCGCTTTCTTCTTCGCGATTGCGAATGCCTCTGGGCGAGCTACAACAATGTCATACTTTGAGTTTAGCGTAAACTTCGTTTCGTTAGTGTCTGCTAGAGTCACATCGTCAATAGTCATTCGAATTTTTCCCCATTGACCGATACCAACGTTCGAAAAGACACCGAAGCCGAGTTCATCCGCACCCATGTAATTAGTCATGTACACCGGATAGCCATTCATCATCCCGTCTTTAAGAACCATTTCGGGAGAACCTTTTTCAATGCGTGTAGTTTTTAATTTACCGCACATTTTCGGACTGCAAATATATGCTGCCGTTCCGTCAGTAACATCTACGTTTTCATCCATTACTGCGGTTTCTAGCGCTACAACGTCCTCGAATGTGGGAGCAACTTCATACTCCACTGTCGGAGAATCTTTCACAAACACACCTTTTGAGGCAAGTCCCTGCTTTTCTCCGGCAAACATAATCTTATTCAATGTACGAGCAGTTGACAAAGACAATTGTTTAACGGTGACATCAAACAAAGCATCGTTTGTCTGATCAATTGCGTCGTTAGACAATGGGATAGAAATACCCAAACGCCACGGATGCGCCTTTAAATTACCAATATCCAGTTTTGTCGGATTTATTTTGGTGTTCTCGCCTTCAATTGTAGCTTCTACAGCCGCCAATGTCGGAAACATCAATTCGCCAATCAAGCCGTATTGCATCTTAATACCCAACTTATTAATGATAAGCCCCTTTTCAAGCGGTTCGATAATATCACCGATTGTTGTCGGGATCATCGGAGCGGCATCGGTTGAACTTGTTCTCACAGGATCACCCTCCGCACGCATAGAGAAATTAAGCCCCTTTGCATCAGCAAAATTCCCGTATTCTTCCAAAGAACGATGATTACAAACGTCATATAAAGCCTTTGCAAAGATAGCTCTTTTGTTTTCCGGCAAAATTGCAGATTTGCTACTTTCCAGACTTCTAAGAGTCTCGTCAATAACGATCTGATTTTTACGAGTCATTAACTCGTTGAATTTAGTCTGCTCTTCGTCTGTCAGACTTCTTTTTTCTGTTTTTGCTTGTGATAACAGATTTCTCATTTGCTCTTTAAGCAGAGCTACTTCTTCTAGTTTTGTCATGTCAAATAAATTTTTCTAAGTTTTCTATTTCGGATAAATAATCACTATTTGTGTCACCATTAAGAAGCTGTTCTATATTTTCAAGGCTTCTAACTGTTACATCTGTACCAAAAAAGGCAGGGTCTGAAACAGGAGAAATATCAGATATATAATCAATCTTATGCACTGTACGCAACAGCATCCCATCTTTCATTGTATATGAAACTTTACTTTTATCCTTATCATCAGTATAATAAGCGAAAGACGATCCGAATATGTCTCCCCGTTTTATCATTTCATAAGCAAAATTCCCGTCGCTAGTACATGGAGCCTCGAATCGGTACTTTAAACCATATTCATCAAAATTTAATTCGAGTGATCCCGAACCGTAACGGCATCTAGCCAAAAGCCTACGTTTATCGTGTTCTAGTACCGCCTTTATATCGCATCGGGTTATAAGTTCTTCGGTTGCTGCACCATGTTCGATAACCTCAATAAAAAAGCGTTTCCTTTCCTCGTCATACATCACACGACTTTCTTTCCCAAAAACAACAGCGTACCCCTCAATAATTCTACCCTCCGATAATTTGGGTGCGCCTAGCTCTGTAAAACTCCTTATTTCCATTGCTTTTTACTCTATGTTTTTTCGTTTGTTTTTGGTAGCTCATCTTTTTCGCTACTAATCTCACCTTTAATCTTAGGAGAGTCAATCGGAGCAACATTACAGGACATAAACGCAATGTCACCGCCATTTATAGGCGCTTTATCTTCACGGCATACACGCCATTCGTTCACCGTTGACACGCCGTATTGTATCTCCTTCTCCATACAAGCCGTTTGTGTGGCTATATCTGTTTTATACAAGGCTTTACGGTCAAATTCTATTTTATAGATACCAGAAACAGTTCTAGGTATCAACTTTGCGTTAAATTCAGCCTCGATCCGACACAATATAGGATCGAGTGTGTCAGACAAGAACGCGACTTGACTCATTTCGGAAGCCTTGTAATTGGTAGATTGTCCGGCAAATACCTTGTCTGGGTGAACACCATAAAAACGGCAAATATCAAATACGGAAAACTTTTTAGTTTCTAGTAGCTGAGCGTCAGCCGGAGTTATTGAAAGTTGTGTAAAAGTCATGTCCTCGCTCACGGAAGTTATATCCCTCCCGTTATTAAAGTCTTTTTCCACTCGGTCCGCTACGTCGGAAGTCTGTTTATCGCCAACAGAAGAAAGTCCCTTTCCCCCACCTTTGACACCAGAAATAATACCTTTAATCTTACTCCCATTCTGAAAAGTACGCAAACTCTGATTATCAGCACTAGCAGAAACCGAAAGAACCGTGCTTGCATACGTGATCGTGCTAACACCTGTATACCCACCATCGAGACTCTTATTTTTCAGATGGATAATACTTTCAGCCGGATAAGTACCGTATATCCTATTTATTACATCACAAATAGTATATTCGTCTCTGTATATATCGTATGTAACAGAGTTATTTGAGCAAAGTATTAATTCTGCCGTATCTCCGAACATTCTCTTGATAAAGATATATGAATTACCACGATTAACCATTTGAATAATCGCATTGCATATTAAGTCGTAACTGTTCATGCGCTTATTCGGTTTTTTAGTAAGCAGATAATGCAACTCGTTTTCGGCATCTACCTTGTAGTTTCCGGCATCTTCTTTACGTTTGATGTATAGCGGCAGAGAAGCAATAGTACCAGAAAGAATATCGGTACATCTAAACGCAGTCGATAACCGCATAGCCTGTTCGGGAGACTTTACCGAAACTGGTTGTTCCCTAGCTGTTTTATCTCTAACTTCTACTATTTTTTCCTCTTCGGACGGTAAAGATCGTTTTTCCTCTCTGTTGCGTCCTATTCTTAAATTAAGTTCAAATGCCATAGTCTTATCGTGTTACTCGGTGTAATTATTGAATAAATGAAATGTCATTAGGTTTGTTATCGTCGAATCAATTTTTGCGTTATGCGTTTTCTTGACTGGCTTTTTATTCATATTCCTATCTTCGTCTAGCACTGCATTTGAGAAGCAGTACGGCGTAATAGGGTTCGGATCGAATGTGAGTTTATTTCGATATAAGGCAAGTTCAAACGATTCTATCGGACTCGTAAACGTCCCGTATGTCTGTTTGACAGGCTTAATATATTCGCTTGCACTACCGACCGAATAAGAAAGTAGATTCACAAATTCAGCCGATTTATAAGGGTCATAACCAATACCCATAATTTGCAAATACTTCGCCCGTGATAATATATCGTTTACTATTTGCTGATAGTCGATAATATCGCCATCACAAAGAATCAAATACCCTGCTTCCGCCCAACCTTCGTAGAGTTCCCGATTCGGATGATCCTTTAAAGCTCCTTTCGGAAAATAGTAATCCGTATGCGAATGAAAAGAGCCGCCTTCTTTCGAATAGATATTATAGGTAACCGTAGAAAAGTCGTCTCGAACGGATAAATCAACCGCCGCCATCGTAAGCGGATAAGTACCGATATTCTCTATGCTAATACCTTTGAATCGTTCTTCGATCTGCTTCGCCTCGATCCATTTCGTTGTCGAATCAACTGCAAACACATTAAGTAACTTCGTCCGAAACTCCAATGCGTCCGGCGCACTGTATAAAGCCTTTTGATAGGCGTCTATATAAAAATCCTCATAAACAGTTATACCCATGTGTGGCTGAACCTTTCGCCATGTCGCCGGGTCCCCTTCTTCGTCGTCTATATCCGGTTCAAAAATGTGCGCAAATATCGAATCGTTTTCGATCTCACCGCGTAGGATCGCTTTATACATTTTCAGCATCTCCACAAACGGTGCTGTTTCTTTGTCAGAGGCGGTCGTAATTACTACGGTTAAAGGGTTGAGCCGTGCACCCATTGAGGACGTTAAAACGTTCTTCAACGCGGCGCTATCGGCTTGTGAATACTCGTCTACTATTACCATGCTTGCGTTAAGTCCGTCTAATTTATCCGGGTTAGAGGCAAGGCAACGGGCAAAAGAGGTTTTTCCCTTTATGCGGTTATATATGATTTCTCGATTAATTTTGAAGTGTCTAAACTTCGGATCGAGAGACTTTAAAATATTACGTATTTCGTCAAAACAGACTTTCGCTTGATTGTATGAGTTTGCGGCTACATATGTTTGTGCGTTCGCATCACCGAACAACAAATCGTTAATCGAAAGACTCGCTACACTTGTTGTCTTACTGAATTTACGCGGGACGAATAAAAGAGCTTCACGAATTAAGCGTTTGTTTGTGCCGGGCTTATAAAACGCTAAAATATTAGAGAACTGAAACACCTGTATCGGAGTCAGTTTGTATCTAGTCTTTCCCTTTGTACCGGAGAATTTCAAACGCTCGTAGAACGTGACGAACTTCTTTACTTCTTTGATCTGAAATTCGTATTTATCGAGGAATACGAAGAAGCGTCGAACGGCTAGTAACTCATAAAGATTGTGCGCGTCTGGATTATTAATGCAGCCTTTTATGTACACGTTTAACCTTTCGTCTGCCTTGCCTAGCTTATACGAATCAACGTCGATGTTTTGCAGATCGGAGATAACCGACTGCTTTAATTCTATCAGTTTGTCTCTAGTCTCCTTCTCCATCGCGATCTATCTTATCTACCTCGTTTATTAAGTCGTTCACCTCGTCATCGTCAGACGCGGACAAAGTTTGTAGTGTCAAGCCAAGTTCCCGCAACTGCTTACGAGTAACTTCGAGCGCATCAAATAAAACTTTGAAAGCCGGATGCGCCACGAGCTTCTTATTTCCTTCGCGAGAAACTTCCGTAACAAACGAACGTTTCTTCTTTGCTATGTCATTGAGAGCGATCTTAAACGCAATGTAAGAACCTGCGCAAAGAGTTATACACAAATCCAAATCAGATGTGTATGTTCCTTGCGAGTTCATCGCGGCGCGAATCTTTTCTTTTATATCGTCTAAATCACTCATTTTTATATGCGTTTTTGCATATATGAAAAGATCGCAAGTATTTGGTAGCGCGGAAGTTCAAGAAGAAAAGCTCACCCCCAACGAGCACCCCCTCATTTCAAAAATTGCTCGCGCGTGTAAAAACAGGGTGAGGTGGGTTTAGCGTATCACGTTAAAAAATAAAAAAAACCGCCCCCTTTTCGTTGAAATTGGACGGTTACATGGAAAATATATAGTGTATGACTATCAATTAGATTCTAATCAGGTTCTTTCAGTCGCTCTATCTCTTGGCGTATCTTTCTCAATAAAAATGTATATTCCATAGGCACTTGATCAAATAAAGATTTTATCCGATACAAATCCCTTTTAAGTTTCATTAGTCTATTTAAATATTCTCCATGTTCCAAAAATCCCACTTCATTACCTACTTGCATATTTGTAAATTCGGAGTCTAACTCTTTTATTTTTCTATTTAGTAAGGTTGCTTCGTCATCACTATTATAAGAAGAATTATCAATAACGCGATTTTGTAACAAATCCACCTTAGCACTTAATTCAGATAATTGTGATATTATTATATTAACTTTAAAGGCTTCATTATCTCCATTTACCGTTGGAATTGATGCCGCAGTATTTAAAGCGAGAAGTTTGACAATAGAGTTTATATTCCCCTGTTCGTCTTTAGAATTATAAGTCTCTATCAAAGCCGATTTAATTTTCTTTTGAGCTTCAACTACATCTCTATAGCCCATTTCTCTAGAATATTCGACATATCTCAAAGGATTAATATCGAATATTTTAGGCGTTCCTTTTTCTTGAATAAGAACAACTGGCATATCAAAAGCTTGTCTAATTCCTAATTCAAATAAGACATTAGGATTTCGTGAACTTAAATCACAAACTGCGATAGGAGTTTCCAGAAGCTTATTTAAAATATCTAACTGTATTAAGTTAGTTTTGGCAACCTCGTCACCTCGTATCGGTTTAAATTCAGCTTGGGAAACTGCGGGTTTTATAATATCTTCATAAACTCTTGTAAAATGTCCCGAATTATAACCGTCACAATCACCAATAGGCATTATTACAAAACAATCTATTTTATTTTCATTCATAGCTGTTAAATTTAAAATCGTACAAATATACAAAAAGATTCTCATAACTTGTATCCGCTAGCTATGAGAATCATTAACAAATAGTCTATTTCAAAAACTTCTCTACAAACCGTTCCGTTGCCCTCCGATTATTCGACTGAATCGCCTCTTTCGAATGACTAAAAGCACACCGATGTATCTCGGAGTGGCACGCATGGCAAAGACTCTGCAAATTGTTATAATCAAACATAAGCTGCCTCATTCCGAGTTCACGCGGTACAGACTCAACAGGGATTTTGTGATGCACTTCCGTTGCGAGTGTGCTTAGATCGTTCGTCTCGCACACTTCACAAATCGGATTGTTTCGTAGTTTCTCGGCTCGAAGCTGTTTCCATCGAACCGAATTTATCATCTTAATGTAAAACGGATTTCTACTCATAATTCATCATAACTAAAAAGAATCTTATCACATTGATAACAGTCGTGCAACTCCTTTCGTGTCGCCTCGATGTCGCCTGTTTCTATCTCAACTAAATGCGTCTCGGACACATCGCCCGATTTACACTGAATGCGTCTAATTATATACATAATGTTTCGATCCGGTCTAATCCGTTAATAAGTAATCTAATCCGTGCGCAATTCCCGTCGCATCGAGTCGATTGCGTCTCCTGTTTATGTATCCGGCTCGCACAACCTTTGCAGTTCTTTGACGGGCACATTTGTTTATACACTTCGATAGCTTGCCGCCTCGTTTCCTCTCTCTGTATCCGTGCCGCTTCGATAGCTACTTTTCGGATTAAGCCACGCGAGCGGATGCGCTCGCGTGTGGCTTGTTCGATGTACTGTTTTACTTTACTCATTTCACCGTGTTATTTTTAGGTTTGTAATTCCACCCGTTTAATTTATATACTTTACGTCTCGCTTCTTCTTGTGTTATCGCATCGTCTATCTTCGTCGCTGATCCGTCCGGCTCTCTTTGGTAAATACTAAAGTGACGGAAGCGAGGCGAATAATAATACTTTGGTTCATTCTGTGTTTGATTCATTTCTGATTAGTTATACTCCAATTATCTCATCATTGATACGAAATATACTATCACTCACAAAATCGTATATCTTATACATAAGTTCCGGTTCTTCCTTTTTCGGGGAATAAACCATTACCCTTTTACCGGCACCTTTCATCCATCCTGCTTCTGTATTAGCTGACCGCCCACAAGGAAGAACCATAACACAGACATCCGCCCACTTCATGCCGTTAAAATCTGAATCAAATCCTTTTTGTGCAATCGGATGATTAAGAGCTTCACGATATTGCTCTGTTGTCCAGTTCTGCCAGTTAGGATCTATATCAGACCATTGGAAGCCACCATTACCATGAGGGGGATTCTTAAAATCGTAAACCTCATGTCCTAAATCACGGAGAATATCTACAACGTCCTGTTGAAATACATTTCTCCAACTACTTGCTACATAAATTTTTGCCATAATTTTTTCTTCTTATATTAATTACCTATTTTTGCTAAAAATAAAATTAGTTACCATGAATTTACATGATGCCATTATTCAAGTATTAAAAAAAGCGGGTACTCCACTAAGTTGTCGGGATATAGCAGATATAATCAACAAAGACCAATTGTATAAGAAAAGGGATTTATCTCCTATTAAAGGTGGGCAAATTTCAGCTCGAATAAATCAATATCCATATCTGTTTAAAGTTGATAGAACCAGTAAACCAATACTTGTTTCTCTACCTTGATTGTTGATTTGTTGATAATCCTTAAGAATCTTCACTCCATTTTATCCCTTACTTATTGAGTTTATATCAGTAAAAAGTGTAAAGCCGGAATCTTCGTTCATATATACCTTAGCGCATACATCGCACTATACTCCGGTATACTATTTCTTCAAATACTGCCATGATATTTATTTTATATTTATATATTTTTGTAAATTCAAAAAATATGATATTAAACAATGAAAAATCAAGTTTTCAATTCTTGGGAGATAATCAATAAAATGACAATCATTAAGAAAGCTGATTGGAGTTTCTTTAAATACAATGGCTCTGGTATTCCTAAAGCAACCAGAAATTATTGGAATATCAATAACTTATCATCTGGAGAGAAACTACATATCATTTTAAATTATAAAGGGGTAGAATATGAATCATATATTGTTATAGATAAAACAAGATTCCAGAGATCACAGATATTTTGGAATTCAGATTTAGGAAATATCTTTAAGCAACTATATCCAAATTACAACAACAAAAATGATTTAGACTACCCGTCATTACAATTCAAGAAAATATCCGACACATATTACATTATATCTTTTGTTAATGAAATAAATGATGATTATCTATTCTTACCACCCAACTATTCAAATATAGAAGGAAGAAAACTATATTTCCAGTCCACACGTTATGAGAGAGACGCCAAATTACGGCAACAAGCTTTGAATATTCATGGATATTCATGTTTTGTATGCGGATTTAACTTCTTTGAAACATATGGAGAAATTGGACGTCAATTTATCCATGTACATCATATAAATCCACTCTCCCAAATTGGTGAACAATCCGTAAATCCAATTACAGATTTAGTTCCTGTATGCCCCAATTGTCATTGTATGATCCATAGAGATAAAAAACATATTCTAACAATTGAAGAATTGAAACAAATACTCAAAATAAATGGAAAATAAATATTCTTCCGCACATATTAAGAAGTTCATCATTTTTTCTTTTTTAGTCATTGATAAACTCATCCTCATTTTCCCCTATCTCGTTTTTTACAGGCTTCTTCACCGGAACTCGGATCGCCTTTTCTATAAACTTACTCGATAGATACTGTTTCGCTTCGATCCAACTTGAAAAGTGCAAATCTTGATCAGTGTAAAGTGACAGGATCGTTTCATTTAGTTTGTCGAGTGCTCCGTATGAGCTTGAATTTATCGTGCCGTCTAAAGGTGAAAACTTGGCAACTAAGCCGTTATAATTCTCTGAAACAAATCGGTCGATATACTTCCGATTCCGTTCATTTGCTTCGGTCCGCTCTGCGGGAACGTCGTGCAAATAGTTTGTGTTTGATAGTTTTCTAATCATATTAAAATCCTTCTAATCGTTTTTGTCCGTGCATTTCGTCCACCTTGTACTGTGGTAGTTTCCGTTTTGGTTTTACATACTCGAAATGTCGTTCAGCTTCTGATAGATCATAGAACATTTCTTTGATTTCGTCCGGTAATACTTCTTCTTCGTCATCGTCGGGCTTCGGATCAGCAACCCGGAGAAAGCAGCCTAAAATGTACTGCATGATCTCGTATGTACTCTTGAAATGGTAGTCGGTTTTGATCTTGTCCAGTCGCCGCCATTGGTCCAGATCAACGCGAACCGGAATTTTCTTGAAATAGACGAATTTCTTTTTTCTTCTTCGCATAGTTTCATTGTTTTAATTATCTTCTACTAGCTCCGTTCAAGTCCAAAACGTTGAACATCTCGTTTATTCGGTCCGCGATATACGCGCCGTAAATAGTCTGTATTTCCTTGATCGTTAGATTTGTCGTTACATGGGTTATCGCTTCATGTCTCAACTCGTACCGACATTGGAAAATATACTGCATCACGTTCAACTCAGTGCCGAAATACTTCGCCGGGATTGGTTCTCGTCCTAGTTCATCGAAACAAATCATTCGCGGCGCACCGTTGTTGTACGTGTACAACTCTAGCGCATCCTTTCCACGCATTGAAAAGCTATTCGCAATGAAGGAAGCCGAGTCTATCCTAAAACCGCCGACTGGATAACCGCCCTTCGCTTTGCCACGTGTGAAATACCCGTATCGGTTTAAAATCTGCATGATAGTACTTTTCCCGGTCCCAATGTCACCCCTCAACAATAGCCCTTTGTTTGTATCTAATTTGCCACGTCCTTCTGTATACAAAAAGAGTTGATTCATTAGGTTCTTATTGGAGTCGTCAATCTTAAAATCGGGACAAACATACTCGCAGCAGGCTTTAAACCATTCCGGGCGTTTCCCTATTTCTATCGGCTCATCATAATACGGTAGTCCGTATGATAGTATCGCCGCTATCGGTAGAGTTTGTTTGCTTCTTGTTTCCATATTCATTTTTATTGTTTTTCAGTTCAAAGAATCCCGCCCAATTATTTGCAATCGCTTCATTTATGATTTGAGATGCAATCGCCGGATTATCTTTGCTCAATTTCACTAATTTGCTGTAACACGCTTTAAGCGACTTTTCCGATTTGTAATTTTCCCGTCTGTCTTTTTTGTATTCAAGCCAAAGAATAAACGTCTCTAAAAACTCGTTAGATATAAAATCAAAATCTCCATGAGAGACTTTAGAGAGTATATTTTCGTTTGGTTTCTGTTTTAGTTTATTATAGTCTGTACTATTGGTAGTACTATTGGTTGTCTTATCTCCCCTCTTATCGGTTGGTTTATCGGGCGTATTATCTACCGTATTATTTACGGTAGTCATTACGGTAGTTTTAAACTCCTTCACAAAAGAATAGGAACTAACAACACGTCTACTTTTACCAGATTTATAATAAATCAATCCTGCGTTTATCAAAGACTCGCGAGCTTTTACAAGTGTTCTCTCGTTCACGTTAAGCGCAAAACAAAGTTCAATGTTCGAGCAATCGAAAACGTCCCTCCAATCTTCGCCGTTACAAATAGCCACTAATTCGTAAAATAGGGCTTGTTCGGTGGCGGTAAATCTGAAACGTCGTCTCGCTTTTCTCATCTTCTCAGTTAGCGTATATCCGTCTATATTCATCACACTTATAAAGTCTATCGCGCTACATAATAACTACAAATCCTTATCCCTATGGACCGCCCCACTTTAAGGACGGAGCAATAACAAATAAAATTCTTCTCTTCTCCGCCGTTCCGACACGTCCGGCAATCGCTTTTGTGTACCTGTGTTGTTTTCTTCGCCATTTTATACCTCCTTTATTCTGATTCCATGAACGTAAAGCATGAGCTTCCGTTTGATTATATACTCCTTTGTTCGAACTCCTTTCGTATCCTCAACGACATACTCGCCATCTCGATAATAAACGAAGTCCGCGATATAGTAAACGCCTCGTTCTAGAAGTTCCTTTTTACGCAGCATCTTCCGCACTCCCTGCACTTCATAGAAACGATATTGAGGCGAAATAAGCTCGTATTTTACTTGCTCTTGCAATCCGGTTATAATCCCCTTCTTTTCGAGTAGTTTCAACTCCTTAGCGCGCCGATACTCCTTTTTAGAGTCGTATCCCTCTATCTTTACATTGTTATACTTTGCCATGTCTTTATTTTGGTTTGTGAATGTGGATAAGCTCGGATTTGAACCGAGATTTGTCGCAGACCGCTTGCGAACGTCCGTCACGATCGGAACCAATTCCACGCACTAGGGTGGAGCGTTTACCAATTCCGCCACTTATCCGATTTGCCGGGACTTTCACCCGGCTTATTATTAGAATTTAAGAGAATCAGCCGCAAGGGAATCACATTTGTATACATGGTATCCATTGCCCGAAATACTTCTTAAAAAATAGACATTGCCTTTGGCATCTTTAACCAAATGGTTATTTAATCCATTCCGATCACACGAGAACAGGCAAAGAGCCATTAAAACAAACAGAATCTTTCTCATTTACTTTCTCCCTCCTTTACTCCATATGGGTAGACATCTACAATCGCCGTTTCTTTCAACGAAATCGAAGAATAATCCGCCATCGTTCCTTTCATACCTTCGTCGAGTTTCTTCATTGCGTCGTGAATGTCTGCGGCTTGTACCAGAACATTCGTATAAGTCCGCTTTTCTTTGCCGCTTACTTCGTCCACCGTAATAAAAGCGAGTCGTCCGGCATACCATTTATCGGCAGAATCTTCTTCGCTCGTAAATATCTCGCTATAATGTGCGCGGGAAATGTCGGACACTGTAAACTCACCGGAGATAAACGGAGTCATTTCTTCGGTTATTCGCGCTTCTGCTTCGGTAAAACTCAGCGCATCGACTAAATACGGTTCTGTTACTTTCTTTTGCATTCCGTTTTCCATTACTTTCTCGTAACGGATTTTTGTTAAAAACCAATTGTGCATAATTTCGTGTTTATTAAAGCGTTTATAAAAAATGTGATTAATCGTGTTGTGTTAGTGTTGTGACGGTTATTTCTTTGTCAGTTTGCGTATTTCTTTCCGTAGCTTATAAATCTGATTTTTGATCGGTACGCTGTTTTTCGCATCCGGCTTTAACGTCTCGATCTGTAACTTCAAATCTAATATTTCCTTTGCCTTATCGACGCAACCGAGGAAGTCTAGACCGGAACGAATAGATTCGTCTATCATTTCACTAGCTAACCGGATACGATCATAGAGCTTCTTTATGTTTTCTGCATGATCAGCGCGATTCATTTCAAGTATCCGACCGTCGTTCACGTAGCCGTCATAAATGACGTAATACAGTTTGTCTACGTCCGGGCGACCGAGGAAATGACCGAGGAATTGCCAGTAGTACTCGTCCTTTTCGTCGATGGTATTCCCGAATTGCAAAGATTCGATTTTACCCTGCGACATCGGACATTTGATTTCGCCTAGAGCGATAACTTTCCCGTCGAATCCATACACATAGAAATCGGGTGAATCCCCGAACCCTTCGAACGGTTCATTGAAAACGATGTCGTAAAAATCGGTTGTACACGACTTGATCTCATTCATTAGTTGGGTCCTCACCCACTCGACCGCTAGCGGTTCGTTTTCGTGTCCCCAATCAAACGCTTTATTACTTCCGTTTTCCCGTATCGTCCCGGTCCTGCGTTCGTATCGTACTAAATACATCGCATCAAACGCACCCTTACCAAACGGACAACCTTTGCCCGCTTTCATTAAATCGGGAAGCGTAGAGGCAGTTATTTTGCCTCGTCTCCTTTCCTTCCATTCGATTTCTTTTTGCTCACTTGATTTCATGTGCTACTAATTCTTTGATTTGTTCTTTTGTTAGTTTGTATTTCATTTGGACTTGCGCAACTGTATAGCCGCCCGCCAATGCGTCTAGAATGTTTTTCCAGATCGCCGATCCAGTTTCAACCGTAGGCAATGAGTTTTCAACTTTCGGGATGAATGGACGAATACGGAGCGAATCAACCTTTTCGCCGAAAGCGTCCACCATTACCGCGCCAATCTGAATTTGCTTGTTTATCCATTCCTCGAAATTCGGTGTTTTGAAAATCTTCGTCATAGTTTTGCAGTTCGTCCGGTTGAGGATCATAGGTTTTACATTCTCGAAGAAGTAAGCGACGAAGCATTCTTCTTTCTTTCCAGACGCACCGACTACCTGTTCTCTTTTCGTTTCGCGGATGGTGAGAATTATATCTTTACCGTCCGGTAGGCTGTAAGCGCCTAAATAGTCATAATTAAATTGAGTTTTCCAATGTGTCATAATTTATCTATTTTTTATTGACTGTTTTCATTTTTAGCAAAGAGAGAATGACGGCTTCCTCATTTTGAGTTAAATTTGCAACAAGCAATTTTAGTACCTGATATTCTGATTTAAATCCGTATTTTACGACTATATTTAAAAGCCTTTCGCGAGTCTCATCGTCTAGTCTAATTCTAATCATTTTATTTTTAGTTGCCATGTTCTTATTATTTAAAAGTTATCGTTTCCACCTTGATAAAGCGACTCATAACAGCGAGCGCAAACAGTGATTATCTTTGTACCGCGTCTGCCGCGTTCATACGTTTCGACTTCTATTTCGATCTCTTCGCCCGGTTCGATTTCCTCGCCGCAATCTTCACAAACTAGAGTATCAGCAGGGCACGCGCCCAAAACCGTACACATTCGACAGTTACCGATACATTGATGATTCGCCGCCATGTCTTTTTACGTTTATATAGTTACAGACTAGCACATAGATAATCGTTAGAAACACGATCAGAAGTGCGATGATAAGTTTACCCGGTTTCGGGTCGCCATCTGCGAGGCTGCACGCTAGGAGCATTAAAATGATAGCGATAGGGCTTTGTTTGAGTGTTAGCATGATGTTTTGTTTTAGTGTGTTATACTACTTTATTACTTTGTATGAATCTATCTATACTTGATATATCATACCAGATCATCTTCCCGAATTGGGAGAAAGAAACGAGCGCATTCTCTCGGAGTGTTTTTAAAAAGTCATCCGAGCAACCTATGTAGGATTTTGCCTCGTCTTTGCTGAGCCATTTCTTTGCGATTGGTTCAACTTTTCCGATTGTTTTAGTTCTTCCCATTGCTTGTTATTCTTTGCGTTCAACATAAATGTTATCTCCGTCGATCCAAGTTCTAAAAATTTTATCTTCATCGGTTTTTAAATCGGATGCGGTTGTTCTAACTGATTTCCTTCGATTTCGTGGAAAATAGATTCTTTGCCCTACTTCCATCGCTTGCAATGTTGGTTTGATTGGTGTTGTGTTCATTGTCGTTATAATTTATTTTATTAGCTTTGCATAAAAAATAGTATGGATAATATAGAAAACCTACATAATAGGATTAAATTGTACTCGGAATTACGTGAGAAGCATATGCAAACTCGTGAAAGGTGGTTTCAAAGTTTATTAGTCGCGGCTTCCGGTCTCCTCGGCGCTCTTGTAGCACTAACCAATAATAGCCAAGAACGTATCGAGATTCGTATTCTGTTTGTTCTGACAATAGCGCTATTGCTACTGGGTATCCTAGCCGCAGCAATCGCACTATTCTACAATACGGAGCATGCAAGTCGTGCGAAGAAGGCAGCTCGCTCGTGTATATTAAGTAAGAACGATTCAATAGACGCACGTCTATATCTCTCTTTTTCTGACCCCAAAAAACTTTTATATTGCGGCGTAGCCTCGTATATAATCTTCTCATTATCATTCATTTCTTTAATAGTATATGTAATAGCAAAAAATCTCCCAGAGTGGTTTTAA